GCTTGATAAATCAAGAAGTATTTGCGGTTTGGCGTCAAGAATAAGAATCTTCTATAACGTCTTTAAAGTATTTATATACTTCTGTTTTGTTCTCTGTTAGTGAGAGTAGTTCTACTAATCCAGCGAACATTTCCCTTGAGTTTGTCATGTCTAATGGCATTGAAACTCCCTGTTTCGTAGCTTGCCATTCACCTCCAAAATCTAAATAGTATTTTCGAAAGTGTAAATATTCCTTTCCGTAGAATGTATTGACTACTAAGCGTATTTGCTCGTAGCCGTCCTCACTTTCGTGAATGATACGAGAATAAAATTCTGGTTCCTGAAATAAATCTACCATCGTGTGTTCCTCAATATACTTGATAAAGGGGTAATATTTGTCACATTGGCAGGTCTCAGCAAGCGATAAGAATCAGTGTCCCAGCACCATAAAAGAACTGTGTCTTTTGTCGGTCGGGCTCTGTTACGCTTTTGCTGTATGTAGGGGGTTGTAAAATCTAAAGTACAGACATTGTACTTTAACTTGCGAGAATTGGTGCTTCTATAGGTAATGATTGCATCACCACAGTCGGTCACCTTGTTTATAAATTCGTCTCTTTTCACGAGTGATTCCTTTGTTTTGTTTATAAGAAACCACGCTACCGAGTATGTTTAATTCAAGAAATATGCTAAAAATTTTGAATGTAAAAATGCTAGGAGCACCTTGTCATACTCCTAGCATCCTCAGGTGGGTTAACCGTTTACTGCGTTAATAACTCCAGCTAGATATTGTGCTGCTTTACCTGAAAGCTTTGTTATAATATCCATGTCGGGTTCTTGACCTGCGTCTGTAATAGCAGCGGAAAGCTCTTGATGCATAGCATCTTTACTTACTCTACCACCACCAGTACTGCCGCCTGATGAACTACCTGCTGAAGGATTCTTTTTAACATATACGCCAGCCCTTGTTAAGATCATTCTGACTCCATTTGGGCTCTCGCCTAATTCCTCAGCTATGTCTTTCACTACTTCCATACTTGTTTCTGGAGTAGGTTCTGCTTCTGTATATAATTTAACCGCTTGTTCTTTTGATTCGTCTGTCCAAGCCATTCTTCGTCTCCGTTTTGTACCTCTAAAGCCAGGGTAAGACCCTGTTGCTTCGAGTTGTTGTTGATAAAATCTGTCTCCCATATTTATATTATAGAAGACATTTCTAATAAAGTCAAGAGATATTTAGTGTGATGCTCTCCAAAGTGCATCTTCTGCCCTATCGTCTGTCCATTTTTCTCCACAGTCTTTGCAAGTCATAACGGGTACGACTATAGCTATAGGTCTAGTGTCGACATCGTATTGAACGATATCAGCTCTCTGATTTATATTGAGACTGTTGCAATTTGGACAGTTCATGATTCTCCTTCATTAGTTGTTCTACTTTCTGATACAGACTATAAACTTTGCGATTGAGTTCTCTAATTTCTCTCTCGTACTCATTTCTGGGTGTGCCGTGTTTATTGTCAGTATTTTCATTCATATTTTCTATTATACTAAATTACGAACCAAAAGTCAAGAAGTATTTTTCTTATGGTTAGCTTCCTACTTGATTCCCATTGTATAATTTAGTTTCTCCTCTGCTGTAGCTGCTATCCCGATTTGTTCATCCAGGGCGGCTATTACATCTGAGTGTTCACCTATACCTACAGGGTGCTGTAGATATATTTCTATATTAGCATTTGCGGCTGCTATATCACCTTCGTACTTCTTAATGAGTGCGTTTTTTATTCTATCTTTCATTAGTCTTTTCCTAGTATAGAGCGTACAAATGCTTTTGTAAACTCTTCCGTGTTTAATATTATTATAAGTAATGCAGGTGCGAATACAACTGAAAAACCAAAGCACAAAAACAAGTAAAGTCCTCGTTTCTGACAAACAATGTTATTCGGATCAAGCATTTTAGCTGCCTCAAAGGCAGGATACCATACTGTGATCATTGTTGTAAAAGCTCCTGAAAAAGCAAATAATAAATAGAAATATAAAAAATCCATCTATTCTCCTTTTCATCACTCGAACGTTACTCCATATTCTTTTAAGTGCTCGAGACTTCCTAGACGATATGCAAGTGTATGGCTATTGAAACCTAGTTTCTTTCTACCAGTCCACCAACCTAAAGTCTTGATTGATTCATCATAGCTATGTAAGTTATAGTTATATACAGCATACATTTTTGCTCCATATTTCTTTTCGTAATTCAAAGTTTTAATTCCAGGCATGGAATCTTGGTACTCTAAAGTCCACTCTCTTCCTATAACACATGGCATATGATATTGAGAGTTCCAAGCTATTTCTCCTTCTTGAAACTCCTCCTTTATACAAACATCAGGAAGTAAAACTTCCGATGCTTTCTCTTCTCCTACAGGTCGTCTAGGTACTCCAACTCTATCAATAATTCCCTTGACAAAAGCTGCTGACCTGTATAATGTTTTTGCAATATCTGTGATGCTATCTCCTTCGATATAATCTGTAATTGCTTGTTTGATCTCATGCTCTGCGGCTGGTTTGCCTTTATTTCTAGCTTTCCTACTAGCTATTCTGGTTTGCTCTGCATGAAACTCTTCTAATATATTGTTAAGTCTAGTCGTATTGTAACTAATTCTTAACATTTCGCAAGCTACTTTCTTTGTAGCTCCTTCCTCTAACGCTGCGATAACTCTTTTAATGTTCGCAGGACTTAAATCCTCATGACTTCTTGCTCTAATTCCTCTTTTTGCCATACTAATCCATATCTAATTGTAGTTGATTCTCATACTCGACAAAGTCAGCTTCTTCTTTCTTATCTAACATACCGAGCAATATTACTGCATAGTGAATGATTTTGTATAGGTCTGCGTCATTTCTGCCATCTTTTTTGCCGTATCTCTGTGCATACTTAATTATGTTACCTATACAGAACCCTTCGCCATGATCTGCGTCAAAAATTATTTCTGTAGTTTGAATGTTACCTTTACTGTAATGCTGTTCGTATGTAATATCTATATACCCTTTTACTACTTCTAGTATATGATCCTCATTAAACTTATACTTAATTTTCTCTTCTTGCACTTTTTCTCTCCTTGTATTCTTCATACTTTTCAAGACACCAGTCTCGAGTGTCATAATACTTGTCAGTTTGTGTAATGATAGTAAATAAAAGTACCCAAACTATTGCACTAAATACATATTTACCTATAGTTACAGGTAATAAAAATATTTCCATTTAGTTTTCCTCCAGCCAATCACAGACTTTAGATTCTATCCACTCATCCGCTGGACACCCATCTAGCTCGTCTCGTTCTTCTGACCAATCAAAGTCATCTGGAAGTTCCTCGATATCTAAAGCGGTATGTAACCACTCGGATATTTCATCGCCTTCTAACTCTTCTACATCAGCTAAACCATCTTCAACATGTGCAGTTCCAATAAAGTTTCTAAACTCATCCTCATAGGAAAGTTTAATTTTTACTTCGCTATCAAACTGTACTAAGTGCTCGGATAAGTACTCTACAAATTTAATTGGTGGTGACCATGCAGAATAACCTGAGAAGTATTCTTCTCCGATATCATCTATGTTACACCACTTTGCACCAACGTTGTTTACGTAGTACTCCCATGAGTTTTCTAAATAGTCATCTTCATCATAAGTTCCGACAGGCATAAACCCAAGTTTATCTAGATCTATAACTACATCATGATAATGGTTTACTCCCTCCGAATCTGTATAGAATAAAGACTTCTCTGTTTTCATAGCGTCTTTAAATGCGTCTATACATTCTTGATTTCCTGTTATAGACGCTCCAAAATATACATGATTTGCCATTATATATCTCCTCTTTCTTTATCTATAGCTATCTGTTCTGCGATCTCTACACCAAATAATTGTTTATCTTCTCTCCAAGCTTCTACTTCTGCAAAGGCTTGTCTATGATGCGCAGGTACTTTTCTCTTCTCCACTATATATCCCCTTCTTGTCTAAATTCTGATTTTGCTACTTCGAAGCCGTTTGGGTATCTGGCTTCTAGTTTTGTGATGTTCTCTTCCATCACTTCTTGTGGTGTATAGCCTAGTGCTGTACAACCCTGTACCCAATACCAAAGGACATCTCCTAACTCACGTTTGAGATGAAACCTTTCATCGGGTGTGTATTCTTTCCCCTGAAAGATAATCTTTTTGATTATCTCTGAGAACTCTCCTGATTCAGCTTGCATACCTATAGATGCAGTTAGTAACTGCGAAAATTCTACGGGCTTGTGTGCCTGAGTGTGTTCTCTTAATTCTAATAAACGATCTGTAAGTTCTCTAGTATCTAAACTTTGTGTAGATGTAGTACTAAGTACAAACTTACCATACTCGTCAAATGTTGCTTTTTCCATTAATGTAATTTTCTCCTTCCTTTCCAATACTTATCCAACCACGCATCTATTTGTTCTTTAGTATGTGTAGGTGGAAAGCATACTGTTATTCTCATTGGTTTATCTTGTAATACGATTCTCATAATCTGCTAACTCCTCATCCCACCAAACTGGCTTGTCTCTTCCTTTCCAGCTAGCAAATGTTGCCTTGTCAAAGTGGTAGAAGTCGCGATACGACTGTATCGGGTCATCGGACTTAAGATCATCTGGCATTGCCATAGCAAAGGGTGTAAGCCCGATTCGTGGTATATGTCTAAGGTCGGGTAACCGAAGTACCACCTCTTGCACAGACTTGTGGGTCTTTCCATATCTATACCCATACTCGTCATTGAGAGCGAGTGCATAGCAGTATAGCCACTCGTAGTTATCGAGCGACTCTCTTGCCCAGATAGTGCAAGGGTGGTTATGCATAGTAGGGAGATAAGGTACATAGCGGGGGTCTTTAGTTTTGACCTCTCGTAATAATTGTAGTTCATTCTTTTCTAATTTCCTTGGTTTATATCCTAGATACTGGTCTATCCAATGTGTAGTACATAGCATTTGTGCTGCCTCAAGAGGCATTTTTACAATATGTTTGTCTACATGGTACTCGGCACACTTGTCAATGTCGGTGTCTAAGATAAAAATATTCATAGTAGTATTATACTAAATTTAAGTTTGTAAGTCAAGAAATATTTTGAGGGAAGGTGGGAACAACACCCAAATACATGAGTGTTGTTAGTTGTGCTTCAGCAGAACAGAGCGTACTCTGTAAGATACGATCACCTCCTCCATGCTCTGCGCAAATGCGTAGCTGAAGGATTTAATTACTTTTTATCTTGTCCTGCCGTGGGGGCTTTATGTGTTCCAGCGTATAGTCCGAACCAAGCTGCGCCTGCGCCGACTAATACTGATATTAAGCCTGATTGCTCGAGCGAAGGCTCGGGCAGATCCATGAACCAAAAGGTTGCATAATAGAGAAGAAACATATAAATACTTAGAAACGCTCTCGGAAATATTCTCCAGCTATCAACTGTTTGCGCCAAGAATACCACTTTCTGATAAGGGTTTACATTATTTATATCTTCTAGCTCTCTAATCCTGTCTTTGAGCTCACTCTTTTCTTGAAGGAGTGCCATGAATTTATTTAGATCAATTTCGACCTCATTCCTATCCATGTCTCCCGCAAATTGTCCAGGTGGCATTGACATTATAACTCCTCTTTATAGATTGTCCATGCACCCCAAAGTAGCGCGACCCATGCCAAAAGTTTGGCTAGTGGATTCATAAATATTACCAGTACTCCCAGTACTACTAATATTGCTCCGTCCCATGAAGTTCGTTCGGATACGCGGGCTTTCACCCAACTCATCCATCCTTTTATTAGCTCCATTTTTTCTCCTTTTTAGTCCCAAAAGTAAGTAACTTCTGCAACTCCGTGATTTCTGCGTCTATGCGAGAAATCTCACTTGGGTTTTTTGTAACCTCAAGCTGTTTTTTCAGCCCCTCAAGAGCTGACTGTAAATTATTTCTTGTAGGTGTCATTTAAAATCTTTTATCCATTTATGTGCAGGATCTTCTTTATCTATCGGTGTTATATCTTTTCCGTAGACTTTATTTATTTTATATTTCCAATGCCCTTCTTCCATAGCTTCGTCTATCCAGTCACGTGGGTGACCGTCTTCGTCAACGTCTATTTCACAAGTTATTTTTATTTCGTATGTTTGTTTCACGATTTTTCCTTCTTTGGTGGCATAGTTACTTTTCGATAGTAGACTACCACATCTTTCATTTCAGTAATGTAACGCTTTAGTTCTTGCATATTGTAAGACATGACTTCATAGTCAGGCACAGACATTGCAAGAAATATTACTTCACCTTCTTGTTCTTTTATATCTATAAGAAATGTTTCTATGTTTTTGTCTGTTACGGCAAACCATTTAGGCTCCTTGAGATCTAACTCTCTAGGCATAACTGGTTGTACGATTGTGCGGTCTAGCGGTTTGGCTTGAATTTCAATCTGTTTAGTTCCCAGCATGCTGCAACTGGAGACCATCATCGAGATTGTCAACAGTATCACTAAGTTTTTCGATTTCCTCGAATATGTGCTTTGTTCCATTATTTATTTTCCTTTCCATTTTTACTGGGTCTTCCAGTATCTTTGCTGATAACTCATAGTTTGCTATAAACTGTGAGTATCTATTTAATTCTCTTTGAGCTGCTTGGCTAACTAAAGTCTGTGCTTTGAGTGCTTCTGTCTGTAATGAGAAGTCCTGTTGCAAACCTTCTATAGCTTCTTGCTGTGTAGCTACTGCTCCTTCAAGTGCTAAGTTATTTGAGGCAAGTGTTTTATTCTCACCATATAAAAACCAACATGCAAGTCCTAGTAGTACGATAAGCCCTATTAAAAATTGGTTCATAATTGTTCTATCCTATAATTTAGTCCGTCTGCTCCTCGTATTTCAACTAAGTCTCCTTCGTGTGTTATAAACTTCAAATACTTATCTTGTGTTTTGTGGAACTTTTTTACTATAAACTCTTGATCGTCTTGATCTCCCCAAGTGTTATTATAACTAACCCTGAGAGTGTATCTTGGGAATAGCTTTGATATAAGCCAAAGCCAAAATGTTTTTAATTTAACTATTGTACTTCCCACAAGTCTGCCTCTGCTTGTCTTCGTCTCGTAAGTCCTTCTAGAACTTTACCAGCCGCTTTGTTCCACCTCAACATTTCTGATGGAACAGAATTCTTATCACCTGTATTTAATTTTTTCAAAAGTGTGCTGCTCTGTAAGTTGCCTACTCCTAAATTATAAGTCCATGATGTCAATGCATCAAACTCATTTTGTGTAAGTTCTACGTCAACTACTCTTAGTACTTGCTCTGAGAACTCATCTAATTCTTCTTTCAAATCTCTTTCTGCTTGAGGTTCTGATACTAAATCTCCCTCTTTTACGTTTCTAGTACGTCCATATCCTATTGTCCATACATTTGCTGGACATAAGTATGCCTGCTCTTCAAACCCTTCGAAGTGCTTTACTAATTCTATACATTTATTACTTGGTTTCATTTAAAATCCCATTGAAATGCCACACCCACAGGCACTTATAACATTAGGGTTGTGTACTTCAAACCCTGTTTCTACTAATGTTTCTTTCCAATCTATGATAGATCCGTGAAGAAACCCCATACTGTGTGTGTCTACTACTATAACTTGGTCTATTACATGGTCATCTGGATTTGCTATATCTGCTATATCCCACAAATATTGGAAGCCATTGCAACCTCCACCAGAAAGAGAGAGGCGTAGGAAATCGTTCCCTAGCCTCTCTGTGATTTTATTCTTTGCTAATTCTGTTATTGTTATCATAAATATAACTATAAAAGACCTTAGTTATCTTAGCTTGCCCAGAACATAAAAGCGAAAAAGCCATATACACCTATTACTGCTGGTAATAGATATAAGACCGATACTGCTTTCTGTCTAAGAAACCTCAACGTTTCCAAAGAATCACCACTTGCGATTCTATGCAACACTTTCTTCTCCTGTGTAATCTAGGCGTCCAATACGCCTCCGTTATGTGATATCTATAATTTTAGGTCTTTTTTCTTCTGGTATCTCCACATGAAGGTCAACAGTAAGTATGCCATCTATAAACTCTGCTCCATCCACTAGCACATCATCTGTAATAGTGAAAGCTCGTTTGAAAGCTTTTCTTGTTATTCCTCTATGTAAATATGACTCGTCTGCCACATCTTTCAGATTCTTTTCTCCACGAATTTCAAGCCTTCCATCGACCCTTTCGATGGTTATATTCTCTTTTTTGTAACCCGCAAGTGCAATCTCTATTTGATATTTCACCCCGTCCTTTGTTACATTAAAACGTGGATACGAATTATCTTCGTATGTAGGCATTGAAGCGAACCTTTCGAAAAAACGATCTGCTCCAATCCATGACCTGTTAAGGTCGTGTATTGTTGGTAATTGTACTACCATATTATTTCTCCTGTTAGTCTCCTTTCGGACGACTCTATGAGACCCTTTCGGCATCTCTATTAATGAAAATCCCGTATACTGACTAATTTTCATCTTCATTGCAAAGAAGTGAGTATACTTTCTATCCCGCCCTCTACTGAACGTAGCTCTGGAAACAGCTCAGTTAAAAACTGAACTTTTCATTCTTATATTATACTAAAAACTTCACCGAAAGTCAAGAACAATTTTTTTAGTCCTCTTT